AAACCATACGATCCTCACTGGTCCCAGATCGATGGCTATCGATGCTTGTTACCAAGGTCCGTGGGAAAGAGGTTAAACTCAAACCCATGGGCCGAAGTGCCAAGTTATCGATGGTCAAAGATAAGGAAGCCAAGTGTAGAATCGTTGCTATTCTTGATTATTGGACGCAATCGGCTCTTTACCCTCTTCATTTGGCTCTTATGAACCTTTTGAGGGGGCTGAAGCCCGATTGCACCTTTAACCAAGGTAGCTTCAGAGCCACCCTACCTCACGTGGGACCGTATTTCTCGTTTGATCTCAGTCAGGCGACGGACCGCTTTCCTGTTTTATTACAGGAGGTAGTCTTAGCCTTTCTGGTCTCACCCGAGTATGCGGCCGCATGGCGTAGATTGATTACAGGCCGTGACTATCACATCACATGGGGGGCTAAAGGTACCGTAAGGTACGCTTGTGGCCAACCAATGGGTGCGTATAGTTCATGGGCTATGTTCTCTCTCTGCCACCATGTAATCGTGCGTGTGGCGGCGAAGAGGGCGGGTAAGACCGTCTTCTTCGAACGCTACGCACTCCTTGGAGACGACATCGTCATCGCTGACGAGGCCGTAGCCAATGAGTACCGCACGATCCTCGCTGAGTTAGATGTAACCATTTCAGATCCGAAAACGCATGTGTCGAAAGACACATACGAGTTCGCTAAGAGATGGGTGCATCGTGGTACTGAGGTAACCGGCGCTCCTCTAGGCTCCCTTTTCGAGGCAGTGCGCTTTCGGAAGGGCGTGACTTCTGGTCTTTTAACAAAGGCCATTGGTTTCGCTTCTTTCTACGGCGTTGCTACCTGGTTGAGGGAGGTAGAGTCACGCTGGCTACCACGAACTCGCACTCTGGTTTCCCGGGCCTTGTTCGCTGATCTCTTCGTCCTATTAGGTCAATCTGCAGCCAGCAGGTTAGCCGAAAAGGCGTGGAGGTTCTTCCTTCTACCCTCGCGAGAGGATAGTAAGGGCCTACAGGCGCTTAAGCGGCACTTGCTGTCTGAGATCCTGT